TGGGGGGTGTTCATTCGCTGAGGGGTGTTCATTCGCTGAGGGGTGTTCATTCGCTGAGGGGTTTTCATTCGCTGAGGGGTGTTCATTCGCTGAGGGGTGTTCATTCGCTGAGGGGTGTTCATTCGCTGAGAGGTGTTCATTCGCTGAGAGGTGTTCATTCGAAAAAGGACATAAAGCGATGAGTCCATTTTTTATTCGAATTAACAACATTGGTTCACGAAAAGATGGATGTATCATTTTTAATTTTGAAGATGGAATATATGTTCGATCCGGATGTTGGTTTGGGTCAGAATCAGATTTTATTCAACGTATTAAAGAAGTTCATAATGGAAATAAATATGAAAAAGAATATTTACTTTCACTTGAATTAGCAAGAATTACTTTTGAAAAATAATTTAACCTTAAATTTATGAAATATTTAGTATTCGACACAGAGACAACAGGGCTTCCTTTAAGTTACAATGCATCGGCTGAGGATGTAGAAAATTGGCCGCGAGTTATTCAATTAGCTTATGCCGTTTTTGACGATGATACTCCTGACTATGAATCATTAGGTATCGCCAAAATGATTGAAAGTAGAGTTGATCTAATTAAGCCTGATGGCTGGGTAATGCCGGAGGATAAGTTTTGGATAGATAATGGATTCAGTCATGAAAAATCACTTGCTGAAGGGATTTCAATTAAAGAGGCAATGGAAAACTTTGTTGCTGTCAGAAGTTCTGTTGATTTTTCGATTGCTCATAACATTTCCTTTGATGGAAAGATTTTGAGGGCTGAAATGATCCGGTTAGGTATAACCACTGAATTCACTTCGAAGAAAATTTGTACAATGCAAAGTTCAACCAAATTTTGTGAGTTACCGAATGCGAATGGTAGAGGCGGGTACAAATGGCCTAAATTGAATGAACTTCATTTAAAACTTTTTGGTACCGATTTCGAAGGTGCCCATGATGCTATGAATGATGTTTTGGCCTGTGCTAGATGCTTTTTTGAGATGTTGCAGCGGGGAATAATTCTTTTATAAGACGAAAGGGTAAAATGATGAAAATATATCATGTAGGTACTAGATTTAAATCCTTAACCGATGGTAAAAAATGGCAAATCGTTGGAGCAGCTAAAGGTTCCCCTGATGGATTTTGTTGTCTATCCTCATTAAAGTATGGATGGTCATATACTGGTAAAATGCATAAGGTTAAAGATTGCCACAATATTGAAGTAAATGAACTTTTAGAAATGATGGGCGGTCATATGGATAAATTTTTAATTATTAGAACATGAAAATAGCCATGCGAATCATGATTAGCATATTTGCTATAATATTCCTATTTGGAATACATAGCAAACTGCTATGGGTATTGAATCCTGATAAAGTTATGAAACCGGTAACCATTATTGATAATGAAGGTAAATCTCATATCGAATACAGGCCGGAATTATTTTCCTTTATCAGATTCACGGACGAGAATAATAGTAGCGCGATGGTCGCTGCTATTATTTTTTCAATTATTACGGTATTTATTTTGAATCTGTTTGAACCAAAGGATTGGTTTTTTTGGATTGCATTTCCAATTTTTGCCATAACTGATGGGATCGGCACTATTCTTTATTTATTCCCAGACATTGATCGATTGCAATTATTCTCTTTTTACATGGCTGATGGGAAATTGAATAATATTCCAAATACGAAATTGATAGGAGCGTTTTATTACGGAATTTATGTAATAATATTCCTTGCTTCTATTGCCATGTTACGATTTAAATTTCAGCATAAAAATATTATCGATTCCGGTAAGGTCGTAAAAAAGGAATATAGTCCCTTAGAATTTTTAAATAAAGGTAATATTCCATACGATGAAATTTTTGATAAAGATGGTATAAGTAATATTCCTAAAGATAAAGTTAGAATTAAAAATGTTGGAGAAGTGTTATATATGCCTACGACTATTTTGAGTTTACATCGAGAAGGATTGAAGCAAAAGGAAATTGCAGAAAAGCTTGGTATATCGCAAAGTAAGGTATCGAAAGTGCTGAAAAAATTTGGTAATACCGATGAAAATTAGTAATTTACATAACCTTAATTTTTACAGATATGGGATTACGATACACAATTATAATGCATGATTTTAGGAAAAAGAATGGATTAAGTCCGATGGAGTATATTTTATGCGATATGATATATCATTTATCGGTTAATCCTAATGCTCCCGTTAAAGATTGGTGTAGCATGACTAAGGAACATATTGCAAAGGAAATAGGAATATCGAAACAAGCAGTTTTGAATTTAATTGAAAAATTGATCTTATATGAATTCCTTGAAAAAAATGAAATAACTAAGTTTTTGAGAACTACGACAAAATGGCAGGAAATTTACTTTACCGATAGTCAAGAAAGTTTACCTAATAGTATATATATTAACAATAAATATAATATAGATATAGAGCAAACAAAATTTACCGATGGTAAAGAAACTTTACCGACGGTCGAAAATGATAATTCTTTTGATGCAAAAACGGAATTTTTGAAAGAATTTAACCGTGTAAAATGTTCTACCCAGCCTACACGAGTTTTGGGAGACAAAGCGGTACGACAATTAAATTCATTGTTGAAGGCTGGCTATACTATTCAGGATATTGGCAAAGCTCTTGAGAATGCAATGAAAACAAAGAATCATAAAGAATCGAAATATGTTTATTTAACCCCGGAGTTTATTACCAGGCCGGACAAATTCAATATTTATCATGGAGCCGATTTCTCGAATCATTCCACGACTAGAGTTACGACAGACAGCGATTACGATCAGTAACAATCGATCGTTTCTGAATGGTACTGCGTATGCATGGAGTAATGCATTTTTACAGGCATGTGATTACATAATGCATATAGAACGCAATGAACCGGTAACTCATAAATTTAAGATTGATGACCATAACCGTGAATTGATTAATCAGATGTATTTGTATTCTGTGGGATCAGATAAGTTTGAGGGCGATTTATCGAAAGGACTCTATTTGTTTGGTTCTATCGGTACCGGGAAAACATTGATTTTAAAAGCTACGTGTGCTATTTTGGATAAGTATACGATAAAGAATATTCCTTTTTTGACTGCAAAAAAGTTAGAAAAATTGATTATTGAAAAGGGAGAAGGCGTATTTGCTGAATTAGAAAAGAAACCTTTATTCCTGGACGATATTATGAAGGAAGAAAAGGAAGTCGTACATTATTCTCAAAAGCATTACCCTTTTATTGATTTGATGTCTTTAAGATATGATACGGGTGCCTGGACATTTTTAACGTCGAATTACCGGGAAACTTCAGTTGAAGAATTTTATGGTAAAATGATTTTTTCGAGAATGAAATCGATGTTAAATTTCATTGAGGTTTCGAAAACAGGATTTGAAATTAAAAAATTTGAACCAAATAACCGAAGAATATGAACTACACAGGAATATCTAATAGTAATGAAGATTTTGTATGTGATTGTATACTTGGAATTGATCCCGGCGCCTCAGGAGGTATTGCAGTTTGGCGACCGAATAATTTAACCACAACTGTAAAGATGCCCAGGGATATTCTACCGATGAAGGAATATCTTGAGTATGTAAAAAGTATTTCGGAACATCGTCTTGCTTTTGTTGAAAAAGTTCAACTTCAACATAATGATAATTTTCAAAGGGGAGAAGATGGATATGGTAAACAATTTGGAATTCAAAAATTACTTGAACAATTTAAAGAGGTCCGTGATACTTTAAAGATCGTTGGTATTCCATTTGTTCCTGTTCATCCGATGACCTGGCAATCTACTTTGAATTTAAGGAAAAGAGTACCAGAGGAAAAAATTGACAGAAAAAATCGATATAAGGAAATAGCTCAGAATTTATATCCTGAATGTAAATCAACACTTTGGAATTGTGATGCGTTATTGCTGGTTGAATTTGGACGAAAAAAAATAGAATTTGATTTCGATTGGATAAGACAAAATTTGCCGGAACCTGCTATGAAATTGTTGAAATTTTACTAAATGATGTCAAATTAATTTGGTTAATTCACAAATTTTATTTATCTTTAATTCCATTAAAAGTAATGATATGGTAACAGAAATGTCGCAATTCGAGAAAGAAATATTGAAAGAAGCTGAATGTATTTCTAGGTTAAAAAATTCAATGTTTAGATTAAATTTCCTCACTAAAGTTAAGGAAATGCGTTCCTTGCAAAAGGAATATTTTAAAACTAGAGACAAAGGAATATTAGCTAAATCTAAGGCTAAGGAAAAAGAGATTGATGAGATCATATTGGAGATCGAAAATTCAAATGAAAAAACATTATTTGATGAACAAAGAACTAAATGTTCAAGTTGTGATGGAGATGGCAAACATTACGGAGTTATGGGTTTTTCGAGTTGTAATGTTTGCGGAGGAAACGGATTTATTTAACCTTAAATATTATAATTATGTATGTACAACAGATTGAATTAGTAAATTTTAAAACCCTGAAAGAATTTAAGCAAGATTTTTCAGGTGGTATTTACCTGATAAAGGGAGAAAACGAAGTTGGTAAGACTACCCTTATCGATGCTATTGTAACACTTTTAACAGGTGACCGGTCAGATAATCTTTTAACAATCGGTGCCGAAAAAGGATTCGCTAAAATGACAGTTGGCGATGAAAAACAATCCTACGAAATTGAATTGAGATACACCCAGGCAAACCCCAGGGGAGTTTTAACCATTTCACAGACCGGTAGTCAGCTTAAATCTGATCGGTTGACAGTTTTACAGGATATTTTGAAATACCAGGATTTCGACGCAAACGAATTCGTCAGATGGTCTGAAACTGCTGAAGGTAGGAGAAAACAGGTTAAGCTCGTTAAAAGTCTTTTACCTGATGAAGTTCAAAAAAAGATTGAAGAAATTGAAATGACAATTTCGACTCACAAAAATGAGATAACCGTAATCAATTCCGATATTCGGGTATTTGAAAATTTTGTGAAGCAATCGAAAGTAATTCAACAGGAATTAGAAACTTATTCTATTCCGATTGATACCAGGGAACTTATTGATGAAAAAACCAGAGCTGCTCAAACGAATGAGCAGATCAGAAATGTAAAGGAGACTCTTAATGCAATCGGGAATCCGGATGCGATATTCGAGACCAAATGCCAGGAATTGAATAATAAATTCGAACTGGAGATTAAGGATATTGATTCTGAATCTGAACGATTGAAAAGAGAATTCGATGCCGCAATGGAACGGTTACATCAACGTGCATCGACTATTAAGGTTAATCGCGATAATTCTCTTGAATTCCTGCATTCCGAAAAAGAAAAGAGTAATAAGGAAATTGAAGTTACACAAAATTGGCTGAGTAACCATGCTGAAATTTCCCTGGATCAGATTCAGAAGAAAATTGATGAAGCTGCCAAACATAACGAAATGGTTACGAAAGTTAGCGAGCATAAGAAAAATGTAGCTGCTTTGGAAGTAAAAGTCAATGAGAAAAGGGATAAAGAAACGATAGTATTTGCCCTTGGTGTTCAGAAAGAAAAATTGATACAGGAAAGTAAACTTCCCATTGATGGATTATCTTTTGATGAGGAAGGATTGATTCTTAATCATATTCCTTTCAAAGTTGGAGAAATTTCAACCAGCCAGGAAATGGAAGTCGCAGCCAGATTGATTATCGCCAAAAATCCAAATGTTAAAGTTTTCAAAATTGCACAGGGTGAATCCTTGGGAGCTAAAAGGCTCAAAGCGATTGTAGATTTTGCAAAAGAAAACGGGTACCAGGGATTTATTGAAAATGTGGTTAGAGGCCTGGACGAACTTAAAGTTGAGGAATATACTGAGCTATAGTAATAGATCGAAACCCGTTTTTGCATGGTTTTTCGGGCAAAGTAGTGATTGCGCACGCGCGATAATTAAACGGGTCAATAAGATGTGGGGATAAGGCTAACCATCAAAAGCCTCCCCTTTTTATTAATAAGTAAAAAATGGAAACATTCTTAATTAAATCAGGAAAAGAAAGCAAACAGGTACCTGGATTGCGATATCAAATTCACCCAAAACAGCAAGTTATCATTGTTGGTTTTAAAGAAGATGTTAAAGACGAAATGACAATAACTTTTGATATTCCCATGGGATGGACATCTATAGGATTGGGAAGGCTCTCAGGTCAGCATATTATTTTTAGAAGACAAATGCTGAATAGTTTAGAAAGGGATCAATGGGATTTTAATTCCTGCGATGATCCAATTGTAATTTTATTAATTGACAAAAATGCAATTCAGATGCCGGCACCAAAGAACGGAGCGAACAAAAACCTACACAAAGGTTGAATTTATAACTTTTGAAAGTATTTCGGATAACGATCTTTTATTGATTAATAAAATGCCGGGATATCTGATGTTTCAAGAGGACAAATTTAGTTCAGAACAAGAAGCCATAATGAAAGATAAAAAATTCGGCATGACTGAAAAGGGTATGAGTCCATCTCAATTGTTAAGAGGGACTTTATTGGATGTTTGGATGAAGCATTTTCCTAACCAGGATAAAGAAGAATTCTATAGAAATGCCATGATGGCAATGATAAAAAAATTAAGAGACGAGTATGAACTCAAACCATAGCAGAATATGTATTTTGATAATCATTCTTGAATTTTTGATTATCATTAACCTGGTTATTCTTATATTTTTGATGTCAGAAGTTAAGAATAGACAACAGATATCCCCTGATATCGAAATGAAAAGTTTTTCAATATTTCAAAATTTAAATAAAACCTGATGTTTAAAGTACCAGAGAAAATGAGATTAAGAAATGGTGGAATGGGTTCCACCGAATCTGATGGTAATAACGGAGCTTTTTTTGTTCGTTTATCTTCAACAATTATTGCTTTTTGTATTGCATCCGATGGAAATACTACCGATTGGGAACACGTATCAGTAACACTTTTTATGCAAAAATTACAGGCTATTCCTGTGAAACGAACTCCAACATGGGAAGAAATGTGTGTAATAAAAAATACTTTTTGGGATGATAGCGATTGCGTGATTCAATTCCATCCCCCAAAGGAGCATTACATAAATAATCATGCATATTGTCTCCATTTATGGAGGTACACTAAAGTTGATCAATTATTACCACCTGATGATTTAATCGGAACAAAATGAATAAAACATTTAACATTAATCGAAAAACTATTGGAAGGATTCAATATTGCTACTTTAAATTGTGGTGTAATGAAGGGTTTATACCTAGATTTTGGTTTCTAAGCTTTAAATGGGAAATTATTATTGATTATGGAGGTCATGAAATTGCATGGCAATGTACTATTCTAGGATTTATGTTTGGTTTTAAACATGAATTGAATCCAAAACATATTGCAGACAAGACATGTTGAATGGATACGAAACATATGGAGAAATAACCAAGGAAGGAACGTTCCTTGCATATAATATTGATGAATTGAATCAATATTTGTCAAATCATAGGGGCGAACGTGTTGTGTTTAAAATTGTTCCACGTGGAACACAGGCCAGTTCTAGAATGCAGGGATATTATAAGAATGTAATCGTTCCTGCATTTCAGAAAGGGTATTTTGAAAAGGGTAATTTCTATACTTGTAAACAGGTTGATGAAATGATCCGCAATATGTCTCCTTTATGCATCGAAGAAACTTGGGATGAAAATTCTAAGCAATGGAATCAGGAATTAAAAGAAGTTCACGAATTGAGTAATTTTAATTTATCCTATTTTATTTCTCAATTGAAGATTATTGCTGCTGAGGAATTTTCTATTTTTATAGCTGATCCTAAAACATTATGATTACATTCTCTACAATAGAAGAATTTTTTGATAATAATCCAATTCCCACGGATTATCAACCAGAAAAATTTATGCATATTTCGGACCATAAGAAATTTGTTGAAGGTCACATTTCAGTTTTAAAATCTCATCCGAAAAATGCGCATTATCTACCCTACTATGAAAGATTACTTAAATTTTATGAATATTGTCAAACTCAAAAAAATCAATCATGACTGAATCACAATTTACATTAGAAAAATTCAAACTCATCCAAGGCGGTGGCGTTGAAATTCATTGGGAAGAAGAATCCGGAGATTCAAACGAGACCTTTTACGACAAGGACTCTAAAAAAAGTGCTAAAATTCCGCATCCGGATGTTTTTAATATCTTGAATCAAATGAAGCCTATGTTTGCTAAGGCTTACGATTATTCTTTCATCCGGGATATCATATTAAGAAAAGAATTTCTGGCAACACATGAACAGGCTGAAATTGCTGAAAATACTTACCAGGAGATTTTAAAAAAGATTTCCATTACAGGTATTTCGGTAAGTGGGAAAGGAGAAAAAAAGGCCTGTGTAATTACTGCTACGTATGTTTCTCCAACCGGTAAGAAAAGAGGTGTAGCAACTGAACCGATTAAATTCGGCCTTCAAAAATATGGATTCGAGGATGAACTTGATCGTTTGATGAATGATCTTGAATCTGAATCCTATGAATTTTTAGTTAACAATAAAAAAGCATCAGTGAGTATGGGTAGTCTTTTTGGAAAAGATGAAAATGATGAACCGACTATTGATGGACAAAAGGCAGCTTCCGGCGAAGGATCAGAAAAAGAATAATGTTACCGGTATTTATAGAAAGCATAGAGGAATATCAATTGATTGTTTCCAGGGGGTATGAACCGTTGATTGATATTCTTTTATTCCGATTGGATATTAAAATAAGAATTGAAATTCAATATGAACTTTTCGGCGGTTCATCATTAAATAAAGGATACATTGAGCAAGGGAATCAGAAATATTATCATTGGTGTTGGGATCACAAGTTACATTTTGGTAAATGTCAAAATTGCTTTCGTCCTTTGCCTGGCTATTCTGCTACTTTTGTATCTCATATTGAGGGCAGGGGGGCGCACTCGGAATTAGCTTACGATCCGAGAAATTCAAATATCCTTTGTTTTGATTGTCATAGGAAATGGGAATCAAAAGATCGAAAATATATGGCTATTTACAGAGAGAATTTATTTATTATTAACCTTTTAAAAAATGAGTATGAACACAGTAGATGAAGTATTACAAAATTGCACAATTGAAGGTAAGGTTGTTTTTTTACCCGATGTACAGTTGGATAGAAAATTATACCTGCAAGTCCAACAGAAATTAGAATTCATTGGGGGACAATGGAGCCGTAAGGAACGCGGATTTATCTTTGAACATTTCCCGGATGAGTTATTGAAAAATATCCAGGAGGGCCAACAGATAAATTTGAAAAAGGATTTTCAGTTTTTTGAGACGCCTTCGAACCTTGCTAAAATGATGGTTGCGTTATGCGATTTTGATTTTAGCAAAGGTACGATTATTAAGGTTCTTGAACCGAGTGCAGGTAAAGGAACCTTACTAAAAGAACTCCCTCTTGTTTCTGGATTCTTTGATTTAACGGTATGCGAAATTAATGCATTATGTTTTCCATTTTTGAAAGATTTCCCAGGGATTAATATTATTGAAGGGGATTTTTTGAAGACTTATTTCCCAGCTAACCATTTCGATATTATTATTGCAAACCCGCCTTTCTCGAAAAACCAGGATATTGATCATATTGAAAAAATGTATGAATTATGTCGTCCTGGGGGAAAAATTGTAAGTGTTGCGTCAGTTCACTGGCAAATTTCAACTTTTCAGAAAGAAACCAGGTTTAGGAATTGGCTTGATAGTATTGATTCTGAAATAATACCTATTGATAAAGGTATGTTTAAAGAATCAGGTACTATGGTTCCGAGTTCATTAATTGTAATCAATAAGTAATGACCGAATATGCTTTAAATTTCCTTTGTTCCAGGTTGCGTGATTTAGAAACTGAAAAGCAGATATGGAAAAATCAATCGGAAGTAAACCCGGTTAATGAAGGAGTTTTTGAGCTAATTGACTATGAAATAGCCTCGATAAGGGAGGCTATTATTATTATCGCTGGAAATTGCGATATGAACATTATTTTAATTTTTGAAAGTAAAATGAATAACGATGTTGTATGAAGTAAATGGCAAGCCAGCTATTAAAATTAAGGCTAAAAAACTTACAACGAATAGACAGAAGACAGCTGCCCTTTTCGATTGTGAAGGCGATCAGAAATGGTTTCCGCTTTCGGTTATAAGTTATAATTCGAAGGATGAAACTTTACTCATCCAGGAATGGAAATATAAACAAGAATTTGAGTGAAATTGCGTATTTTTTTTTAACTTTGTATATGATTACTATTATAGGGGAACATAAAGTAAAGCATGGCGATATCATGGATGGTATTGCTGATTTGATGAGAAACGACAAAGCTGATATTTTTTACAGTGATCCTCCCTGGGGAGAAGGTAATTTAAAGTATTGGCAGACTATGAACGTTAAGATGAATTCTGATGCCGTAAAAAAACAGGTTGATCTTAATTTATTTCTGAATAAGATTTTTGAAACTGCAGCGACTTATGCAAAAGGAGTTATTTTCATTGAATACGGTGAACGTTGGGCTGATGTCGTAAAGCAAAAAAGTAATATTTACGGATTAAAGCATATTTGTATTATAAAAACTCAGTACGGTTCAGGTAAAAATATGCTTCCACTCGATTTGCATATTCTTTCGAAACAAACTATTACTATTCCATCAGATTATGTAAGTTATGTGTGGGGTTCTCACGGTTACGAAACATTAAAAAGGGCTACTGCTCCTTTTATTGTTAAAGGTGGAATTGTTCTTGATCCGTGTTGTGGTATGGGTTACAGCGCACAGGTTGCTGTTGATAATGAAATGAGATTTAGAGGAAATGAGTTAAATCAAACTCGATTAAATAAAACCATTAAAAGATTGATAAAATGAATTTTGAACACTTTGTAAATAAGTCGCGCTGGATTTTTGCCAAAACAATGAAAGAAAATCCCCATGAGTATGCATTACGAAAAAATTGTGATTCATCTGAATTTGATGAAGCAGTTCTTTTCATTCGAGAAAATGGAGTTAAAGAAGAATTTAAAGGGTATTATTATGTGATTTATTATCTGAATGGATTAAAGTATTGGACCATGGGCGCACCGTTGGATAAAACGATATTAATTAATCGTACCCGGGATTTTAATATTTATGATAAAATAGCTGACCAATATTGTAGTTTGCATCAAGATTTAATTAGTACATCCCAGAATATGGTTGTTAAAATGTGTCTTCAAAATATGGAGGGCCCAAGCTTGGATATCGGATGTGGAACCGGTTTATTACTCGACTTGGTTAAAATTATGCCAGCAGATTATTTGGGTATTGATCCCAGTGAAAAAATGTTAAATATTTTGCATGGTAAATATCCTGGTTTCCCGATTGAAAAAGTTCCCTTTGAGCAATTCAGAGGAAATGGATATAAGAATGTTATTTCCTTGTTTGGTTCTGTATCGTATATCATGCCTCAATTCATTGATAAATTGATTGAATTGTGTAATTTTGGCAATATGTTTCTTATGTTTTATAAGGAAAACTATTTGGTCAAAACTCATAAGGCTGCTGGAATAGATATATTGTATTATAAATATTCCAGAAATGAATTGAAAAGTTTTTTCCACGTCGAACCGATTGAATTTTACGATTACTATATTATAACTGATTATGAACAGGCCATCGAAGTTTTACAAGGAGAAAAATGTATTTGACGAATCATTGGATAGAATAAGATATATCTATGATGAGTTTGAGGAGGTAATTGTAGCTTTTTCAGGCGGTAAGGATTCAACAGTAGTGTTGAATCTTTGTCGTATAATAGCTTCTGAAAAAAATAGATTACCATTAAAAGTAATGTTTCTTGACCAGGAAGCCGAATGGTTTGATACAATTGAATATGTTAGGGATATTATGAATTCTAAAGATATTGAGCCTTACTGGTTACAAATTCCATTTCGATTATTTAATTCGTCGAGCTCAGATAAAGATACCCAATGGTTTCATGTTTGGGAACCTGGTGTTGAATGGATAAGAGATAAAGAACCGAATTCAATACATGAAAATATTCTGAAAGTTGACAGATTTAAGGATATTTTTGATGCATTCATGAATACTTATTTCCCTGGTAAGGCTTGTATGGTTGGAGGCGTAAGGACTGACGAATCCCCTACACGGTTAATCTCAATGACTAATCATCCCAAATACAATCATATTACGTATGCTAAAACTTTAAAGGGTAAGAACCATTATACATTTTATCCTATTTATGATTGGAGCTACAGGGATGTATGGAAATCAATTTTTGGAAATAATTGGAATTATTGCGATTTATATAAAAAACAATTCCAGTTGGGAGTTGACTGGACACATATGCGCCTTTCATCATTAATACATGAAAATGCTGTTTCTTCATTGTTTTATATTCAGGAATACGATCAACTTTTGTATGAAAAAATGGTTAAAAGATTGCATGGTATCGATGCTATTGGTAAGTTGAATAAGGATAATTGGTACCCGTCGAAATTGCCATTTATGTTTTCTTCCTGGAAGGAATACATGTATTATCTTTTAGATAAACTGGTAACGAATTCGGAATATAAAGAAAACATGAGAAAATGCTTTGAATCCCATGAAGATATGTATGACAGGATTGGTTTAACTCTTTATAAGACTGCAATAAATTGTATTGTCACTGCTGACTTTACGCTATCGAAATACGCACAAATGCTTTTAAGAAATAATTACTATGGAAATCACAGACTTAATAAAGAAGAAATTTGAAGCTGCTGATGACAAGATGCAGTTTATTGAAGAATTGAAATCGGTGCTTTACGAATTAACGCCGAATAGACAGCCAATTGATTTTGTCAGGCGGGTATCGTTGGATAAAATTGAGGCAAACGATTATAATCCGAATTCTGTAGCCTCGAATGAGATGAATCTGCTTCATCTTTCTATCAGTAAAGACGGATATACTCAACCCGTGGTTACTATACACGATCAAGAGCGTGATAAATATGTAATTGTTGATGGATTCCATAGATTTACGATAATGCGGACCCGGGAAGATATTTTTAAACTGAATGGAGGATTATTGCCAATTGTTGTAATTGAAAAGAATATTAACGACAGGATGGCTTCTACGGTAAGGCACAATAGAGCCAAGGGTAAACATTCAATTGATGGAATGGCAAATATGGTATTTTGCATGTTGGATGAAGGATGGCCTGATGAGCGTATTTGTAAGGAACTTGGTATGGAATCAGAGGAATTAATTCGTATGAAGTACATAACCGGATTCGCTAAGCTATTCGAGAATGTTGAATATCAAAGGGCATGGGAATCTAAAGCACAAATTAAAGCAAGAATAAGCCATGAAGAAATTAAAAAGGAAAGTAATTAACATTGATATGATTCGTCCATATTGGAGAAATCCAAGGAATAATGACGAAACAATCAAGCATCTTGTAAAATCAATCAGTGATTTTGGATATATTCAACGTATAGCTGTCGATAAAGAAAATGTAATTATCGTTGGCCATGCCAGGTACAAAGCCCTAAAAGAATTGGGGTTCAAGGAAGTTGAAGTTATTGTTTTGGACCTCCCGGAAAGGCAAGCAAAACAATACCGGATTGCTGATAACAAGGTTGCTGAAAAAAGTACCTGGGATAAAGATAAATTGATTGAAGAATTGGAAGCTATCGGGGAAGCCGATTTTTCATTTGATTACAAGGAAATTATAAGCGATATGTCTGTTAACTTTGATAAGCTTTCAAAAGTTGATATTAAGGAGAAGTGTACAGAGGTTGAATGCCCCTATTGTGACTTTAAATTTAAAGTTTAATGCTTTCGATAAATGGGTTATATAGAATAGTTGAGATCGTTTAATATACATTAAATTTGTGGAAAATAACTTAACATGGAAACTGTCATAAAGAAACTTTCGGAAATTAAACCGTATAAGAATAACCCCAGGGATAACAAAGGCGCTATTGAAGATGCCATGTTTTCGATTCAGAAGTTTGGATTTAATCAACCTCTGATAATTGATAAAAATGGAGTTATTGTTGCCGGTCATACTCGCTATTTTGCTTTGCAGCGATTGGGGTTTACTGAGGTCGAATGTGAAATTTTGGATTTACCTGAAAAAAAGCTAAAAAAGTATCGAATTGCCGATAATAGGGTAAGAGATTATTCGACCACTGAATGGGAACTTTTGAAGGAAGAATTAAGAGAAGTGGGGGATGGAATAAAAGAGCTTTTTTCCAATTTGGATGAGCTTTTAAAGGATAATACTTTGGAAGTTGATTCAGAATCTTTGGATAAAGCCGATAGAAAATTGAGAAAAAATATCGAAGACAGAAATGCCGATGCAGTTGATTACAGAACTGTTGAATGTCCAAATTGTCATAAGGAATTAACAATCAAATCGAAATAATTTAAAACTAAACCAGGGGGAACGGTTTATGAGCGACAAAAGCAACAAAGTTCCGAGTTTTGAAGAGGAACGACGGATGAGAAGAAAAAAAGCTTTGGTAAAAGCGTTGGGTAAAACACAGGGTTTAATTTCCCTGGCATGTGAAAAGGCTAAAGTAAGTAGAGATTTCTATTATGATAATTATAAGATTGATCCTGTATTTAGGAAAGCATGTGATGAGATAATTGAAAAGCAAAAAGATTTAGTTGAAGCAACAATATTGACTATGATTTCTGCTAAAGATGGTGCGATGTGTCGTTGGTACGCGGATCGTAAAATGAGAGATCGGGGATATGTAACGAAGCTTGAGATTACAAGGCCCAATCCGAAAAAGAGTATTGATTTGACAAAATTTCCTCCGGAGCTTGTTGCTGAACTTGAGAAAACGTTATTCAATTATGAAGGTGAATCAGATAACGAATAAGCATGTTAAATGTCAGTACTCTGGAAGAAATAAAGATTACGCTTGCCCGTCAAAAGATGGTCAATTATGCGAAGTATGTTAAGCCGAAATTAAAACTTAAAAAGTACCATCAGGATTATTACCATATTTTAGATTTATTTGCACACGGAATTATAAAGAGGCTTATTGTTTCCATGCCTCCCCAGCATGGAAAATCAGAAGGTTCATCTCGTTTATTGCCACCTTACATACATGGATTGTATCCAGATAAAAAAATATTTATCGGATCATACTCAGCTGGGTTAGCAATGGATTTTAACAGAGATTGCCAGCGAATAATTGCTTCGAATGCTTACCAAGATTTATTCCCGGAAACTCAGATAAATACATCAAATGTTTCAACACAGTCGAATAGTTATTTGCGTAATGCGAATGTATTTGAGATTGTAAATCATGAAGGTAGTTTACGTGTAGCAGGACGTAAGGGAGGTATAGCCGGTCGTACTGTGGATGTTGCAATCCTGGATGACTTATATAAAGATTATGAGGAAGGTAATTCTCCTATTGTTCGCGAATCAGCGTGGAATTGGTATATTTCTGCAATTAAAACTAGGTTACATAATGATAGCCAGGTATTGATAGTTTTTACAAGATGGAATGAAGATGATATTATTGGAAGACTTGAAAAGACTGAAAAAGTAATTACTATTACTTCTCTTGATCAAATTAAAGATGTTCCAGAAGGTGCTTGGATTAAGATTAATTTTGAGGCAATAAAAGTAAGCGAACCAACTGAACTTGATCCAAGAAAAAAAGGCGAAGCATTGTGGCCTGAATGGCACGATATTCAAAGTTTACTTGCTCAACAGGCTTTAGATACTTTTCAATTTGATTGTTTATACCAGGGTAATCCTGGATCAAAGCAAGGTATGTTATATGGAAATTTTAGCACTTATGAGCAGCTGCCAAAGATAATTATAAAGAAAGGCAATTATACTGATACAGCTGATGAAGGGGAAGATTATTTGTCGAGTATATGTTATGTGAAAGCCAGTGGCGATCCGAAAATTTATGTTACTGATATATTGTATTCTCAAGAGTCGATGGAAAAAACTGAGGGATATATGGCTACTATGTTGAAACGAAATGATACCAGGGACACATTGATAGAATCGAATAACGGGGGTAAAGGATTTGCAAGGGCTGTTCGTGCGAAATGTCCTGGGCGAACTATTCGTTGGTTCCATCAGGGAAAGAATAAAGAAAGTCGTATATTAACGAACAGTTCAACAGTTGTTAATAACATTGTATTCCCTTCTGATTGGGCTATCAGATGGCCGGAATTTTATAAGCACGTTACGACGTATAAAAGAATGTTTGCCGCGAATAAATTCAATGATGCTGAAGACTGCCTGACTGGAATAGCAGAAAAAGAAGTATTAATTGGGGTACCTAAAGGAATAAAAAGAGCTAATTAATTTTGTATAATTATAATTAAATAATATATTTGCCTTTCAAAACTCGCATTTATGTATATTTTAATCGATAAAAAAAATAAAAAAGGATATCCTGGGGAAGACTTGGGAATAATTTCATTTGAATCCGGGAAAAGTATTCATACTCTCAGATCATGGGTTAAGAAATTTGAAAAAGGATGGTTTGAGAATATTGATTTCATATTGATAGAATCTGAAAGGCTTAAAAGTAGACGTGGTGGGATTAATGATGGTAATAAACATTTTTTTAACAAATGAATAAACAACTTGAATTATTCGGATTGGATAACGATTATTTGAATGGTGCAGAATTCAGTATGTGCGGATCGCGGCGTTATCTTTTATGGAGAATATGGGATGATAAAAAAGGAAAGGTAATGTTTATCGGTTTAAATCCATCTACAGCCGGTACGTCGAATGATGACCCAACGATTAAAAGAGTAATATCGTTTGCAAAGCAATGGGAGTATGGCGGGGTTTTTATGCTAAATCTATTTACGATTATCAGTGCTGATCCCAAAATTTTGATAAATTGTCCGGATAAAGAATTTAAAGCAGATTACTTTTTAAGAATTTATAGTTCTTTTGTTGATCGGATTGTATTCTGCTGGGGTAATTTTAAGGAAAGTAAAGAACGTGCTCAGGCGGTTATAAAGATGTTTCCTGATGCGTACTGTTTGAAAAAAAACAATGATGGAAGCCCCAGGCATCCGCTTTATGTTAAAGATGGTACTGAATTAATTAAATTTTAATTATGAACAGAAAAGAACATTTACTAATAGTGCTTTCTGAGGAATGCTCAGAAGTGGCAAAAGAAGTATCAAAAGCATTAAGATTTGGATTAGATGATTGTAACCCTAATGTAATACTTGCGGAAGCTGACATTACTAATTCGGAAAGAATAACAAAAGAAGTTGCTGATTTCATTGGTATTGTTGAAATGCTATATGATGAGGGAATTATCAAACGACCAATGCTTTATTATATTGAAGAAAAGAAAAAGAAGGTTGAAAAATATCTTAAATACGCTGAAACTTTGGGGACGTTGCAGCATGAACCATAACGGTGATTATAACCAGTTAATTTTATGATACATATTTTACCTATAAACGATTTAAAAGAACACACTGAGCAATCTACGTGCGAATGTAAGCCTAATGTAATCAACGAAAGCGGTGAGCTTATTTGTATTCATAATGCTTTTGATGGAAGGCAATTTAAAGAACAATTATTAGAAACAATTAATAAAAATTAAAATTGAAGAAACGCAAAGACTTCTACCGGAGCGATACGCTTAATTGGTTATAACGGTGGCGGTATGATTTCGTGCCGGAATACGAGGCACTTCACTTTCAAAACTTACAAATGATAATACGAGATACAAACTTACAAGCAACCACAACACCCGGCATGAATTATACCGCGTGTTACCAGCAGCCTTTTATTGTGGCTTGGTGGAGTGCTGGCATTACTTCCGCTGTTGCCTGTAAAATGGCTTTGGAACTATACCAAAATGTAGAGCTTTATTATATTGGCATTGATTCGGCGCACAAAGATAATGAGCGATTTAAACAACAGTGTGAAAAATGGTATGATAAAGAGATTAAAACTATAACTAGTAATGAATTTAGGAACCAATTTGAAGTAATTGAAAAAACAGGAATGGTTAATGGGCCAACTGGTGCAAGATGTACACTCGAATTAAAAAAGCAAGTAAGATTTGATTTTGAGAGATTGCATGAGGTTAATTTATTTAATAGAAACGGTATTTTAAACCAAGTTTGGGGCTTTGAATTTGACAGAGAACAAATAAACAGAGCAATAAGATTTGGGCAACAATACCCATATACTAACCCTCTATTTCCTTTGATTGAAAAAGGAATTACTAAAAACGAATGTGCTGGGATGATATTAAACCAAAACATTGCATTACCTAAAATGTATGAATTAGGCTATACGAATAATAATTGCATTGGATGTGTTAAGGGCGGCAAAGCATATTGGAATAAAATTAGAATTGATTTTCCAACTGAATTTAATAAAATGGCACAAGCCGAACGTAAAGCAGGTTATAGTTGCATAAATGGAACATTTTTAGATGAACTTAACCCAAATGCAGGACGTGGGAAAAAGATAATTATGCCTAATTGCGGTTTGCTTTGCGAAGTTGAATTTGCACATATTCCAGATAAAAATTTAGAAAATGTTATCAAAGGCAAAAAAACGATATACGAGGCAATCGCTGCGTAAGGTTGCTTATAACGTTAAGTATATGGCAAGTTGGGGATTAAAATGTACCTACCTATCAACCTGCTAAAAACTAAATTAAAGGTACAAAAGTAACAAGTTGGAACACGCCCCCAATTTGCTATATACAGTGTTATAGGGCGTTTATTTTTGTAAAATGGAACGTAAATTTATTGACATTATTAACGATTTAATTAAATGGGGTAAAGCTAATGATTCTGAGTTTCAAGAAAATGAATTATCAGATGGCTATCATACGTTCAATGAATTGTATGAATTTAGAAAAACTTACAATGCTGTATTATTTAATGAATGGGCTAAATTTGATATACCTCAATACAATGTTCACAAATCAATTAGACACCATGACGGTGAATATTGTTTTGGTGGAGGTTGGTTTATCGTTGTTGCTATATTACCAACAGGGCAAATTTCAAACCACTATAAATTAAGTGATTGGGATTTATTCAAAATACCCGCAAAAGATAGAGCGTTGTTTGAATTTGATGGGCATACACCCACTGATGTAGTGGCTCGTTTAAATGCCCTATAACGGTGGCGGTATGATTTCGTGCCGTATTAATAACACTTAACAATCAATTATGCAGACACTTTATAAACAGCAAGAAACTTCGATTACCCACGACACCCGGCATGAATTATACCGCGTGTTACCGGCTGGCATTTTACGTGTTTTGGTCGGTTGTGAAGAATCTCAAACAGTTTGTATGGCATTTAGAAAATTAGGGCATATTGCTTTTTCCAATGATTTAAAGGAATGTTCAGGAGGACACCCCGAGTGGCACTTGCAAATGGATGTTAACGAAGCTATTGATTTAGCTGATTGGAATATTATAGGTTTGCATCCTGAATGTACGAAAATGACTTTATCCGGAAATAGACATTATGCACCAGGTAAGCCAAAAAATAACGAAAGAACTGAAGCTGTTGAATGGACAATTAGTTTATGGAAAAAAGCAACTGCAAAAAGTGATTTAGTTTATATGGAAAACCCAATGGGGGCAATGAATAATGATTGTAGATTACCTAAACCACAAATAATACAGCCGTATTATTTTGGTGACCCAGTTTCAAAGGCTACGTGTTTATGGCTTTACAATTTACCTAAACTAAATTATTCATTAAATGACAACTTATTTGAATCGAAAACATCGGTTTCTCCTGAGTGGATAGAATATAATTCCAATAAGACTAAATCAGGAAAATCAAAATATTCCATTTTATGGAAATACCCAACAACTGGGAATAATGAAAAAAACAGGAGTTTCCGGAGTAAAACATTTCCAGGCATTGCAAAAGCTATGTCGGAGCAGTGGAGTGAATATATTTTAAATAAAAAAAAGTAGTTTAATATTTATTTTATTTGGTTTTCTGCTAAATTATTTTTAACTTTACTTAATAAATTAATAATCCAAATATGGCAACTTTGCATGAATTATCTAAGGTTAATGACATATCGATATTAAGGACTGAGCTTCAAAGTAGGGTAATTCTTAATAATGTATCAATTGAAGAATATTCATGTCAGCGAATTGTTAAGTATATCCATAAGTTATTTACTGAACGATTAAATATCATTTATCAAAATGTGCCTTATTCAGATTTTATCCAGCTTGGTTCCCAAATTGCAGAATTTGGAATTGAACTGAAAAGCTTACGTGATTATCATTTAAAAAGAAATAACCAATAAATGAAAGTATGAAAAATTTGATGTTGATTTTAATGGTTGTCCTGATCAGTTGTGAGAAGGAAATCCCAATAGCTGAGAAATCGTTAAAACCTATTTCCCTGGCTAATACTACTTGGTACAATACTACGGAGTACGATACCCGATATGTTTCTGAAAGCACATATGAATTGACTGATAGTATGCTATTCGCATCTATCAACATATACACTGATATGGAAGCTTTTAAAATAGGCGTACCGGAAGTATCTGCAATGGATCATGATATTGTTTACAAAATTTCGTCCGATACCTTTAGAATTACCTATTTGAATACTAAGATTTCAGAATGGTATTTGTTAACTCAGTATGATGACAGTTTAGTATTTGAAGGGCCAATTGATACGATGGTCTGGTATAAAGAAAAATCAAAGATTTCATTTGAACATTATGAATCTAATTCGATAACTTCCAAATCGAAGGTTAATGAGAGGCTAAATAAATAATGTTGGGTGTTTACTCCTATCCCCCTGTGAAGGTCGATAGGTTTTTTTAAGTTCTTTTAAAGCTTGGGGGTATACTGATATAGGGTATTCAGAATAAGCGTTGGCCGGTTAAGCCAAATAGCTGAAAGAGCGGGTTCGATTCCCGATATCTCCACGAGGTTTTTCCTCATTTTGAACAGTGTTTATTTTCTGAATCAATGGAGCGGATAACCAGTTAAACCGACCGAATGCCAGGACTAGCAATCCTGGCACTTTTAACTTAAACCTAATGATATGAACAAAAAAATCAATGAATTGATGTTATGGTTATTCAATCCTAACTCAAAGATTACCCAGGAAGCTTTCAGAGAAAGGCTGCAAGAATTGATCAACATGAAGTATTCCAAGTTATCGGATCGGGAACGAAAGATGCTTGATGCTCATGAAAAATTAGGAATCCCGATATTCATATTCACGGCAAAAGACAAACTGAGTATGATGCCATTGCTTGATTACGAAAAGGCTTGTCGTAATGCAGGATGCTCAGCTGAATTTATGGAGCATTTAGGATTTAAGTTGGATGACTATGCAGAATGGTGCGATGTGCATCCGGAGAAAATGAAAAACCCCGATTGATCATTAATGAAATTAAAATAAAAAAAAACGGACAGGATCCGTTTTTTTTATTTCCAATAAGTTGATTATATTTGTTTCGATTATGCCAGGGGACGGCCATTAATGTCGAACTTATAAATTCTACGAAAATGTCATTAACTCAAACTTGTCCCTTGCCGGCAGCACTCACAGCCATACCTGAGTCTGCATGTCCTTTCCGCTTTGATCAAATTTCTAAAATAGCTTTTCAACAGATTCAAACATCCGGGTTCATGACCGAAACAACTGTGTTGTTAAAGGCTACCTGGACAGCTCTTTTGGCTGCTGTTGATGCTACGAAGATTGTTCTTTCTCCCCCGATCAATAACCTTGTTTTGCCGCCTACTGAGATAAATGCTGAGGGAGGTAATGACAATACTACGATTGGTGGCGTTCGAAATGTTAAAGGTTTGAATATGGTAACCGTTACCGGTCAACTGTTGAATATCAGTGTTGCTACTAAATTAGCAATGCAAGCTCTTTTTGATTTCTCAAAGGCTCCGGCTCCTGGGGTAACTAAATTATGGGCTTTCTTTTTTACTACCGATGGCCGAGTAATTTATAAGAAAGTAACCACAAATTGTTATGGAATAGATGTCTATAATGTTGTTACTTCCGATCCTGGTAGTGAAGGTTTCAATGCCAATAACGTTTGCAATTTCTCTTTTGATTTGCTGGGCGGTTGGGCAGATGATATTGCTTATCTTACGCTGACCGATTTCAAAGCAATGACAATTCAAAACCCGACCTAATGAGTACGGTCGTAAATCTTAAAAGTAAATCCCTGGAAGAAACCAGGGAGTTTGATATTGGACACGCTGAAAATGTGTTGCGATATCAGGATAAGTATCCTCCGAAGGATTGGGAATTGATTGATCATAACTTTGTTTACGAAAATGGCACTATCAAACGAGCAAATAAAAAGCCGGATAAAAACGCCTCTGAACGCGCCGAATCTTAAAAAAGCAATCGATCACGAAAGCAGGCTAAAATTTCACACGACAATTATAACTGATACATTCCAGTCGTCCGAAGGGGCAATACCGGAAAATATCAAAGATTTGCCGTATTACAAAATATTCCTGAACTGGGTTAAATTTTTACTCAAAGCCCCTGATAAATACGAGCAGTTCAAAAGGCTGCTCGTATTCCCATTAAAGACAAATGAGATCATTGATGATATTTCAGATGAGTATCAAAAAATATTCGATGCCCAGGATTCCTACACGCATGTTGAATTTGAAGATGAAGCTCTTAAAGCTGATTTTCTAGAATATATGAATCAATTGAATATGCATGATTTTTGGCATGATCAATGTTTCAATGCAATGATGAAAGCGATTAACAGTATTATCATTGTTGATTTACCTCAAATTCAGGTTTCAAATTGGCCTGAACCATACGCTTACCTAATAGATATAAATCAGGTTATTGATTATGATTTGAATTCGAATGGAGATTTTGAACTATTAATTTTCCAGGTTAATAAAGATTTTATTGCAATTTTCGATACCGAAACCTACCGTTTATTTCAAAAGGAAAAAGAAACTTTAATCCCTTTTGCAGAAATTCCACACGATTTAGGATTTACCCCAGCACATCCATTCTGGTCTGATACGATTGATAAAAAAAATCCTATTAATAAATTGGCTCCTTTATCATCAAATTTAGCACGGTTGGATTGGCAGTTATTCTTTGAAACTGGTAAGGAAGCTTTAGACCTGTACGCAGCTTACCCTATGTATTGGGCTTACAAAAGTACTTGTAATTTCCATGATAAAGATGGTAATCCATGTGTTGAAGGTAATGTCGTAAGTATAGATAATGAAAATGAAGTTCTTGGTAAATGTCCGGCTTGTGGATCAAATTCATTAGTTGGACCAGGATCAATTATTGATGCTCCAATACCTACAGAAGAGTTAAATTTATCAGTCCCTCCGGTTGGTATTGTTCCTGTTGAAGTAAATTCTTTGGATTATAATGTTAAAGAATGTGAAAGATTAAGGAATCTTATTATTGCTGGTGCAACGGGAAAGAATAAGTTAATTCAGAATGAAGCGATAAACCAGGATCAGGTTCAAAGTCAATTTGAGAATCAAACGAATATTTTGAACTGGATTGCCAGAAATTTTGAAAAAGCTCATAAATGGACATACGATACCATTGGAAAATTAAGATATGGAGATTTATACGGCGGAACCTCTGTTTTTTATGGATCAACATGGTACCTTCAATCGGTTGACGATGCGATTCAAGAATATAGTAAAAGTAAAGCCGCTGGTATGCCTGGATATATTCTTTCCTTGAAAATGCAGAAAATTGAGCATATTCAATCAAGGAATAATCATGTTGAAAAGAATAGGTTGGATATAATGAAATATCTTGAACCGTACCCATTGCTTACGCTTTCTGATTTGAAAAATTTAGGTTTGGATGTTACCGATCCATTAAATTTTTTATTGAAAGCGAATTTTTATACATTTGTTTCTCAGTTTGAACTTGAATATGGTTCTATTTTAGAATTCGGTTCCGCGTTGGATATGAAAACTAAAATTGATAAGATCAAGGCAAAACTTATTGAATATGTCAATGCAACCATGATTATTAATCCTAAAAAAGAAGACGATGGCCAAAAAGAAATTATCTGATGCTATGTTACTGCTTGTTGCAAGTATTGTAGTATTGCTTAAATCCGGTAGAACGGATGAAGATGCAGTAGAAGAAGCTACCTTTGATTATGAAGGAGATGAAGAGTTAACTGACGAATTGCGTGCTTCACTTTTAGAAGAAGCAAAAGCAACAATTGAAAAAGAAAAAAAGCTTGCTGATCAAAAGGCAGCTCAATTAAATGCTGGTGTTCTTATGTATGGGAATAAGGATAAAAAAAAGGAATATGAATTTCCAAAAACATGGGAGAAGTCGATTGTTGTCAGGATATCCCAGGTAACAAAAATAGGCTCCGGCGCACAGGATGTTGTAGAAATTCCTTCTACTGTAAAAGTGAAACCTTTTGCGGCTGACCTTTTCGAAGTACATGTAAAACAGGACATGTTTAAAGGTCGTAAAGTAAGAATCCTTCATGATCCAAGAGAATAAAATAAAACCATAATTATGACATTTGCAGAAATACAGGCTGCCGTAGCAGCCAATCCGGGGCTAGTAGGGGAAATAGCTACAAATTTAGGTAAGGATATCGTTCCTCACTTAATAAAGGATGCAGAAACCATTAAAACGATTGTTCCATCGCTTACGAAAAATGGGTTTATCGTAAGGACACAAGACGAAGAAAAGTCATTTTTAACTTCATATGAAAGTAGCCAGGAAGTTCGTGATAGGATCATGGCACCTGCGATAAGGGAAGTTCACGATGCCTACGATAGGGATTTTGAGCAACTTTTTGGTGAAAAACGACCGAGTAACGAAAAGACTTATGCAGCTTATAAAAGGAAAATTGAAGAATTAAAAGCTTCAAAAATTACTGATCCGACTGCAAAAGATCAAATTACCAAACTGCAGGCCGATATCGAAAAGATGTCTACTGATCACAAAACAGAATTAAATAACTTAGAAACCACCTATTTTAAGGAACACGTTTCTGGTTTATTTGGTTCAGCTCTTGACAATATCATAATTGCACTTCCTTCGCATTTGAAGACTGATGAGGAAAAAACGAAATACACAAATTCTCAAAAGTTAATGATGAAAAAGGATTTGCTTGAAAATATTACCTACAAGAAAGATAAAGACGGGAATGTTATCTTTTACGATGGTGATAAACCTTTAACTTCTCCTACTGATGGGAAGCCTCTTTTAGCAATTGATATAGTGAACTCGCGGTTTGCTCAATATATTGCTATAACGGGTAGAACTCAACCAGGAACAGGTACTAAATTTAATCAGGATGGAAAGCCGGTATTTACAACGAAGCAATCCGTTTATGATTATTTGATAGCAAAAGGTTTGAATGAAAAATCGAAACCATTTTTTGATGAGTATGCGAAGCTGATCAAAGAAAATGGGATCACTGAGTAACGCCGTAGGGGACATCGGCAATTGTATAACTTTTAAAAATTAAAACAAATGGCACTTACCGCTACGGCATTACAAGATGCAGTTGTACAAGCTTCCGGGATGTTTGGTTCTTTCGAGAATCGTATGTCAGAATATGGAGCTTTACAAGCATTTGCCGATAATGCTCCTATGCTTTTTCCTGCCGGTGTTTTAGCGAATGCGAGGAAATCACCGGTTCAGCCGGTAAAAATTCCGATGCTTCAGCGAGGCACGGCACCAGAAATTACTTCACGATCCTGTACAATTACCGGACAGGACCCGACCTCAGAATTTGTTACCCTGGTTTGGGGTACCACAGGTTTCGAAATCAAATTAGTTAAGGCAAAAAATGCCGGAAACTATATTGATGATATTTCCAGTTTTGCAATGCAGATGGCAAATGGTATGCGTACCGTTTTAGCAAAATTGGATACCGCTGCTTATAACGCTCTCGAATTGAATAAGGCCACTGGTTTGGTTGATACCAAATTATCGGGCATTACCAATGGAGCTGGCTTTTATCAGATTACAGATGCAATTAAGACTTACCAGTCGATACCGGCAATTATGGCAATCAATGATATTCCTGGAAATTTGGTAAACATAGCTTCTGAACAAGCTAAGGCTTCCCTTTTGGGTATGATGACTTTTGGTCAGAATAACCAACAGAATCAGGCCGGTTTGCTTGGATCATTACCAGGTGCTATGGGTTACCAGAATTATTTTTCCAACCGTGTATTGAATGCCGATGGTATGGTCGAAACCCATTACCTTACTCCAGCTGGAATGATTGGTATGTTTACATGGAACGGGTTTGAAGCTAAGGGGAATGTTGAAACCGGTACAGGAAAGAAATTTTATCTTATGGATGATCCGATTATGGGATTAACCTGGGATGTAATGGAAATATCCGACTGCGCAACTGATGAAGGCTATCAAAGGGTAGTTTACGATTCTTATCAGTTTAATATCGATTATGCGTATTTAACTGCATATACCAGCGAGGATACCGATCCGGCTGCAACCAAGACTCCGATCGTTAAGATTCAGATTCCTGTAGCAGGAGGTAACTAATTTTAGTTCCCTGGGTAACCAGGGGGCTTTTACATTTAAATTTTATTACGATGAAAAATTTTTTAAAAATTGGATTACTCGCGATTGTCGCGATTCTTACAATATCTGTATTTGCAACGAAAAGGACATTCGATAAAGGAGAAGTTATCCAGGGTAAATATTATGCTTTGGGAGGTGGCACAGCTGATACAATTGTTGTTTCAGATACCGTTGAGTACATAATGATGGTTAACCGAACGAATACAGTAAATCCAGAACTTGATTTGCTTTATACAAAAATAGGTTCCGGTACCGCTACAATGAAATTAGAACTTTTTGAAAGTAAAGACGGTACTGGTTACACTGCTGTAAAAAAAGGCAAAAATCAATCTGCTTATACTAAAACATTAACACTTACTGCAACTGGTTATACGAATATCCCATTTCGAGCGGATACGGCATATTTTACAGGCCGATATCTAAAAGCCCGATGGTCAACAACCAGTACTGCTAGTGTGAAGGGTAAAATAACGAATTTATTGAAACTCGATATTCAGTAGTTGTCCGTCTATCTCTCTCTGTGTTGGTTGCCCCGCCCTCAAAAGGGGTTGGGGCTTTATTATTAAATTGCGAGGTAGAGCAGCGGCCAGCTCGGTGGGCTCATAACTCACAAGTCGTAGGTTCGAATCCTGCCCTCGCTACAAATAAAAATATCATGGATAATACGGTAATAACAGATTGTTTTGAAGATTTAATAGGATTCGAACAGGCAGCTAATAATTCGGGAATCCCTTCGTTGAATGAAGATATGTTAACGAGTGAAACCGGGAAGAAAGTCCAGAAACTCCATACGTTATTATCACTTGAAAATTTATTCAATTGCTGTAGTTATCCATCAGCGCAATTCAACGATTATTTGATACAGCGTCGAAAGGATGCAATTGTGAATTTAATGTCTGCTTTATTTGCGAAAAAGAATCTTTCAGGCATAAGTAAGGAATTGATTACGGAGGTAAAAATGTATGAAGGTTCTGGGAATTTTCAGAATCATATCGTCAAAACCGAAAGATTTGTCGGGTACCGGATCACTTCACATTATAAGAATGTTGCACTTTCATTACGTGCTTTGGCTTTGCAATTATCAGAAATAAACGAGGTAACAAAGATTTATGTTTATCACAATTCCCAGGTTGAACCAGTAAAGGAAATTTCGGTAACTCATAGCAAAGCGAATTCTTTGGAATGGATATCATTTGACCGGGTTGTTTTGCCATTTCTCAAAGGAGGATATTATTCGATTGGTTACTATGAAAATGATATTTCCGGGCAAGCAATTAAACGTGAACAATGGTTTAAAAGGCCACCTGAGTGTAATGCTTGCGAGCATGCGAATTTTGAATTATATAATAAATGGTCGAAGTATTTAACCATTGAACCTTTTTATGTTGCAGCTGGTAATTTTGAAATAAGTGAGAACCGGCCAAAGTGGGATGAAGGATATGAGATATTCCAAGATGGTACGAATTGGGGTTTGAATCTTGCATTATCAGTTATTTGTGATCCTTCTGATTTATTTTGTCGAAACCGTGAAATATTTGCAGATGCCCTGGGGAAACAAATTGCTGTTGAATTCTTGAATGATTTAGCTTATTCAACCCGGGACAATCAACAAAAGCAAAAGATTTCTCAATTGGCATTTTTTGCCCTTGGGAATAAAGAGAATGGACAACCTGGTTTAATTACCGAACTTCAAAATTCAATCAAAGTATTAAATTTCAATACTTCTGATTTGGATAATATTTGCTTACCCTGCGCTGATGAAGCTAAAAAATTGAAAATAAGAACAGTATTTTAATGATACCACCAAAATTTTTTACTGCACCATTAGCTGCAATTGACCTGGAAGATGTAATAAAAAGGGCAATTGATAATAATGCTGATTTAATCAGTGATTTGGTAGGTAAGCAATTGGATCAGGGTTTGGATGGACAGGGGAATGATCTTGGGGAATATGCAAATTTCGAATATAAAGGTAGATGGAGTCCAGTCGATTTAAAGTTAACCGGAGATTTTCGCCAATCAATTGTACCAGGAACGTACAAGGATTTTTTTGAGATGACAGCCAGTGATCCGAAAACGGAAGATTTAACTCAACGATACGGGGATCCAATTATTGATTTATCCGATGATTCAATTGAGAAAGTAAAAGAGTATATCATTGATGACATGATAGAATTCACCGAAGCAGAATTAGTAAATAATTAAAACATGAGTTACCTTAAACCAAACATTCCTTTAATAGCGGCTCCGAAAGGATTAGAAATCCCGATTCAGGATATTCAAATTGCGTTGGGAAAATTATCATGGATTGAAAAATCATTTGGTCGGGCATGGCAGCATCAGGAAATTGGAACCGATGGGAAAACAAAAAAATATCCGAAATGTTGGGATGGAGTTGATTATACCAATGTTTTACCGAATGATAACTTTAGCGCGATGTCATTTATAGCTGCGAAGGCTCAAGAAAAATTACCTGACTTTAGCACTACCACAAATGGGAATCCGAAGACAAGAGATTTATCGGTTATTGTCTGGGGTAATTTGAAAAAGATTGATCCTACGAAAACATATATATTTACTGAAACTTTAAAGCTCGATGTTGAAAAGGTTTTGGTAGCAAATTCGACTTTAATTTCCGCTTACTTCGACGAAAAGGCTGAGGTAGTTTTTCAGGATTATTCCTTGGTTGATGTAGATACTCAGTATCTAATGTATCCTTATTTTGCCATGAGATTCGATATAACTGTAAGATATTATAATTCCTATTGTTGATGGAAACTGCAATTTGTCAAATTATCATTATGTCATTATTCAATGCTACAGTAATATGTACACTGAATAAATGGGGTTTTTGGAATTGGGTACAGACTTATAAAAGAGGTTTTATGAAGTGGTACCCTGAATGTTTTTATTGTTATGGATTTCACTTGGCCATAATAGAAACTCCGATAATTGCATTATTTTTCCCATCATGGCATTTATTGTACGTACCTTTTTGTTGTGCTGCTTTGACGTGGGTTACCTTTAAAAATATGATATACACAAAATGAGAACAATAGAGATTGGAAAGAAAAAAGTTAATTTTTACGATGACATTAAAGAAATGCCGGTACATCATTATAATGCGATGCAGGCATTTTTAATGCAGGATACCGGAATCGGTAATACAATGCAGGCTGTTGAAATGCATTTTAAATCCCTGGATGCGTTGCTTTCTTCGAATAAAATTGAGGATGCGATAAAAGAGCGTCAAAACATGCATATCGGGTTTTACTGTGCAATCGAAAAGATTGATTTTAAATCGTTATCATTTGCTTGTATGATTGAAAGTATAGATGGTAATCGTATTAGCCTTTCGGATGATGCGTTAAAAAAAGCATTGGATGAAATTAAAGATATTACCGTTGGACAGGTTGATGAAATCCTGGAAGAGTTAAAAAAAAACTGCATCGGCAATTAGAACTTTATTTCCCGAAATGGTTTACCGTGGGGAACAATATTTTTATCGAATATTATAAAGACTATTTATCTGTTAAGTGCGATCTGATTATTAAGCCTGAAAATGAAGAGGCGTTAACCAGGATGAAGGAAATATGTGAATATTTTATGGAGCAGGGTAAACCAAAATTATTTGATCCGAGCTCACCGGAAAATGTTATAATTCAGCATGAAAAAAGTTTTGAACACATCCTTGCAAGTATACAAGAACTTGGAATTTCCACCGATAAAATAACTATCTTTGAATTCTATACCAAAATAGAATATTTCGAAAATAAATTCACTAAACTAAAGCAACATGGCAGACCTAAATAAATATAATTTTTTAAGATGGTTTAGCTCATGCATAACCACTGATTCGCTCGAAATCCCTCGCATATACGTAAAAGATACGGCATATTCCACACCGATTTTAAAGGTAGGTGAACAGACATCCTTTTATTTGAATTTCAATGTTCAGGTTAATTATTCGTTTAATCTATACCTGATGGATGATAATAATAAGATTGGTACCTCGCTATGTTTACTGAGTAAAATTGTTACCGGAACGAATCTTTGGGAACATTATGGATCATTTATAACCCCGAATGTACCGGATGGAATTTACCGATTAGGATTATATAGTGGTGCCGATTTAATGGCTATGTCAAATCCAGTTGAAGTAATAAGTAATGCGGCGAATACGGTATATGTTGAATTTCGACATAATAAAAATTTTTTTGGATTTAATTATTCTCTTTTAGCCACAGACTGGTATCAGCAATTCCGGCTAAGAATTACCGAAGCTGATCGGCAAACGAATGATAACCGGGATCAGTATCGGTCAATTACAACGAATCGGTTACGTAATTATGATGCTCACGTTGATAGATACGTCAAGTTTGAAACGTACTATTTCGATGCTGAAATGCATGAAGCTATGGAAGTAATGGTTTCCCATGACGAAATTTATATCAATGAAAAAAAGTTTACGGTAAAAGAAGCTTATAAAAGGATTGTTGATGCTGCCAGTAAGGTAAGTAAAGGAGAATTTGAATTATGGGAAGATTCCTTTTCAATTGATCAGAAATTTGATAATGTATCTGCTCAATCGCTGGTTAAGATGTATTTTAATAGTGGATCATATCAAAAGAATGATTGTGGTAGTGGAACAGGAACCTACGTAGAATATCCGGGATTAGCTGGCAAGTATTGTTCTACCGTTTCCCAGGAAGCCGCAGAATCCCAAGTAACAGCCGCCGAATTGGCATTAGCTCAGGCATATGCTAATGCGCACGGATCATGTTCGCAAGCAGCATTATTTACAGATAATTTTGATAATTGGTCTGGTGGGATGCCTGTTCTTTGGGTTATGTGGGCATATTCTCAGCATCCGGAAACTTTCGTAAATGATAGTAACAGGGCTTCTTTTAATTCGGTAGATGGGGCATGGAATACAGCTCAACAGATTTATCAGGCATTTGCTTGGGACCCGTTGACAATTCCACCGGGAATGACAAGAATGAGATTGAATATAAAAATTAAAATTGAAGATTTGTCATCCGGAGATCAAGTTGTAGTTGGAATTGATGATTCCCCAGGGGAAGATGCACCTGGTAGATTAAGTTCACTAAATTACTTTAATACGAACGGTGAATTTATTCAACAGGCAATTGTCAGTCCATACTTTACGAATTTGAAATTGTTTTTAAGCATATTAAATCCGACTGGTCCACATACGGCAAAAGTTGATTATCTCATTATTGAATTCATAGAATTTTTACCATGATCTATCTGATAATTTTAGGATTAATGGGATTTAGCCTTATTGGAACGATTTATATTTCAGTCAGAAATAATTCCCGTAAGCATTCGATAAACCATTTACGGTTGAAGGAATCTCAGTTAAAAGATAAATTAAGGAATATTTATATTGATCAGATTGGGGCTTTAAATGTCATGCTGATTAATGGTGCGATTAAAGATAATATGTATATAAAGATTATTGGTGAGATATGCATTAATTGTAAGAATTATGATATTGATACTTCATTTGTTTCGTTATTGATAAAGAATAAAGGGGTTGATATTAATTCTAAAATTGAATCGGTTCTTACATTGGCAAATCAACTAATGGAACAGAATAAAATAACTGATGCTGAATTTGAGTATCATGTTGATATTGCCTTAGACAATATGAAAAGAGATAAATAATTGCTATTTTTGTTGAAGCCAGGGGGAGGCCATAAAATTTTAGTATCATGCCAGGACCAGCGATAAGTTACGATAAACTGTTTGATTTCCCCGGTTTTTTTAAAGCAATGGATCAAGCTGAAACCCGAACGGTCGAATTCGGGAATCTTTTAGGTAAAGTTGCTGATCGTACAAAATCAACCCTTTCAGAAACTTTATCTCAGGTTTCGAATAAAAAGGTAGAAATAATACCCGAAAAAGAATTAAGTAAACTACAGGAAGCTGACAAATATTTAAATGATTTGTCGAGTTCCGCAACCCGTTCCAGGGATGCTATAAATGGACTCGAAAAAACTACTACAATTGCGACGGATTCAATTTCTGCTTTGAAAAAACAAGCAAAAGATTTAGTTACCTCTTACGAACAATTATCGCAGGAAGAAAGAAATAATGTTGCTATTGGTGGGGAATTGATAAAAAGTATTTCTGAGATAAAAAATATCACTACGCAATATAACGAGACTGTTCGAAATACTACAAAATCCCTTTCGGCTGCTGATAGTAGCTATAATCAGATGAGTAATGATTTAGCGCGGATGCGTGCCGAGTTAAAAAATATGCCTGGTGCCTTTGATGCATCCACGGGTGCATTGAATAAAAATAATAAGGAAGCGGTTAATTTGGCGAATCGTATCAAGGAATCCGATGCTGCAATAAAAAAGATAGATTCGTCGATGGGCCAATTTTTTAGAAATGTTGGTAATTATGAAGGGGCAACCGTTTCATTGAGACAACAGATGCGGCAAATGACTCTTGAGCTTATTAAGATGGAACAAGAGGGTAAAAGAGGTACACAGGCTTATTCAGAATTGGTACAAAAGGCAGGTGAATTACAAGATACAATGTCCGATGTTTCTTCGGAAATTCGTCGGGTAGGTTCTGATACTGCAACGATTGAGGGAATGGTTGGAATATTTCAGGGAATTGCCGGAGCAGCCGCAATCGCTGAAGGAGCTACTGCTTTATTTGGTGTTGAAAATGAAGATTTAGTAAAATCGATTCAGAAGTTACAGGGAATTCAAGCCATAATGATGGGTATTCAATCAGTCGCGAATATGCTTCAAAAAGAAAGTGCAGCCGTACTTTTAGTAACAAATCTTCAAAGGAAATTAGAAATTGTAAATACGAATTTACAAACTGCAGCTCAAAGCAAGAATATAATCATTAAGTATGCCGCAATTGCAGTTCAAAAGATTCTTAATTCAGTCATTGCTTCTAATCCAGCCGGATTATTAGTTACCGTCGTACTCGCTTTAGCAGGCGCAATTTTGATATTAACAAGTCGTTCCAGGGATGCAGCAAAACAATTGGAAGTTTTAAATAGAATTCAGAATAGTTTATTCGATAGTACGCAAAAGAATATCGAATTGATGAAAATGCAAGGCGATGAAAGGTTGTCTGCATACCAGGATCAGATTAAAGAAGCAAAAGCAGCGGGGGCAAGTCAGATTGAATTGATGGATTTGGAAATAGAAGCAGCTGCTATTCGAAGGAAAAATGCTTCTGAAATTCAAAGTAATTTTTCGACTACCCGAGACGATGTTGATTTATTAACCCGTCAATATGAAAGACAAAGAGAAGAAGTTGAGAAACTTGAATTAACAACTTTGTCAGGCGATAAGAAGGGTAATGCTCTATTAGAACAAAAGAAAAAAGCAACCGAATTAGTTTTTAACCGGTTGAAGGCTGTTATGGCTGCTAATAATGAATTTGCCAATGCAGATTTAGAGCTTGATAATCTAAAAGCTGAAAGGTTAAAATTACTGAATGAAATATCTTTAAGAGATCAAAAGGCAGTTCTTGATACAAAGCTTGCAAGATCAAAAGAAGAATCAGAAAATGAATTGAATATTCGTATTCAGTTAATGGAAGTCGAAAAGGCAAAGGCTTTGACAAATGTTGACCTCACAGAAAAAGAACGTCAGGCAATAATTGCAAAATATTCCAGGGAAGAAACTGATTTAAGAAATGCTTTCGATTTGAAGCAAAAAGAAAATGCTTTAAAATCTGATATTGCGTATATCAATGGTAAGCTTGCATTATCTACGAAAGGTTCGATGGATGAATTTGCATTAAAAATTGAATTGATTGAAAAAACATATGAACTTGAAAAGGCTTCAATTGAATTCAGTATAAAAGATGAGGATTTAAAAACTGCTAAACTTAAAGAATTATATGATCAGCAATTGGCCGATAAGATTAATCTTGAAAGGGAAAAAAGGAAATCTGAACTTGAACAAATCAATTCCCAGGTAACTGGAGGGGAGAGTATTGAAATATTAAAAAATCAACAGATTATTGCTTCCGAAAAAAGTACGTTAAAAGAGGTTTCCGATGCCAGGTTAGCAAATGAGCAAATTAATATTCAGAGAATAGATAGGGACATGGCATTGAATCAGCAAATGTACGATGAACAATTAATTTCTCACGAAGAATATGAAAATAGGAAAACCGAAATTACCATAGAACAAGAGGAATTGAGATTAAAAAAAGTTGAAGAAAATGCTGAGCGGGAAAAAGAATTAAGGCAATCTGTTTACGATACTATTAATATGGGTGTATCGGCAGGATTTGAATTGTTTGCAGCGAATCAGGAAGCTAAGATTTCAAAATTGGAAGATGAGAAAAAAGCTGCAATTACAGCCGCTGGGGATAACGCAGATGCTAAGGCACGGATTGAGGCAAATTATAATAAAAAAATTGCAGCCGAAAAAAGGAAAGCAGCGGTTGCGGATAAAGCAGCGGCATTATTCCAGGTTGGTATAGATACTGCAATGGGAATTATGTCTACGATAAGAAAATGGGGTATGCCTTTTGCCATTCCCTTTATTGCATTGGTTGGATTGCAAGGATTATTACAGGCTGCTATTATTGCTGCTAAACCAATTCCTAAATATAAGAGAGGTATAGAAAGCGCTTCCGAAGGGCTTGCAATAGTAAATGATGAACCAGGATCGGTTTATCAAGAAATGATTATGCGTGACAACAAAGGATATATCCCTGCTAAACGTAATCAAATGGTTTATTTGAAGCGAGGTGATAAAGTTATTCGGGCTGCCGAAACTAAGGGAATAAAAGAAGGTATTATGCGTTCCGCTGAGATCGAAAAATTAATGAATGAATCAGCCTTACAGGATGCCCTGGCAATCAAATTAGAATCAGGTCGTAGGATGGAAATAATATACAATATGACTGATGCTATGATGGGCGCAAAGCTGAGTGAAAAAAAGATTGGGGATGAAGTTGGAAAGTATATCGAAAAAATACCACAGCCGATAAATATTTGGGATGAACGAGGCCACCGGTCGGGCGTAAGGAAAGGTAATTCGATGGTAATTTATTTAAATGACAGGAATAGTCTATGAGTACAATAGAATATTTACCGAAGTATTTTAAGTTCGTTTACATTGAAGACGGAGTAACCAAGACTGCATACCTGGTCGATGAACCTATATCCTGGGATAAGGTCCCTGTTATTTTGAAAAGAGATACAAATTATCATGGAGTCAATTATCAATTTACCGATGGGGATGTTCAATTAGAATTTGATGAAGATAGCCGGGTTGATATTATTGAATTAATTTATGTTAAAGATGGCCAGGATGGAAGTATAAATCTTATATACGGACATATCAATGATGATTTGTCGGAAACAATTGAATATGAAGGTAAGTTAAATCTGAATACCCGTAAGAAAATGAATGGTCGTGTAACCTGTACGATTGAAAATGCCGGTTTCCACGAACTTATTAATTCGCGTGAAGAAATGAACGTGAATATTTTTGATACAAAAACTATTGATAATGGTAATAAGGTTATAAAAAATCCTATTGACGTAACACTGCATTCACAAGCATTACAAAGAAGTACTTTGGTTAAAGGAGGTATTTACCAGGAAGCGAGTTTTTCAGCAAATATTTTTAATATTCCTCAATGGTTTCATTTACCTTTTGCAGGGCCATCCCCTGACGATATACAAACTTTTTATGGTACCGGAATTGGAATATTTAATTTTTTAGAAATACCAGCAAATCCACCTGCTGATTATTATGACAATTATACATTTCTTGATTTTACTGAAAATGGAAATTTCAAATTCAATTTTAATTTGATATTTAGAACGATATATGTAGGTGTTTTAGATCATTTTAGAATTAAATTTTGGTGTAGAATTGTTAGATCAGGCGCAGTACTTGAAAATATTTTGGTATATGATTCAGGAAATTTACCTCGTTATAATAAGAGTCTACAACTTACGAATTACGTTCACACTTTATCTACAGGAATAACCGGTTCTACACCTGAATTCACGAGAAACCTCCTTGTTGGTGATAAGTTATATTGTTTTGGGCAATTTGATTTTGGTTCTTTAGATGGTGATGGTACGTTCATGATCAATACCGAATATAACGATTTGAATCCGGAAACGATGTTACAGATAACTGCACTGACACAATTACCAGACACGTTATCAAAAGGCATGTTAACATATGAATGTTTGCAATCAATTATTGAATCCATAACCGGTTCATCAAACTTACTTAAATCTGAATTTTTTGGCAGAATAGCGAACGGTTATGCATTAGATGGAACTGGATCCAAATTTCTTATTACCAATGGATTTTTTATAAGAAATTTTAACATTACAGGACGGGCATTGAATATTACGTTGAAAAGTATTTTACAATCGTTGAAGGCAATATGGAATATTGGAGTGAGTTACGAATATGTTGCAGGAATATTGAAATTCGTAATTGAAGATATAAATCACTATTTCCAGGATAATGAAATTATTCGAATTACTGAATATTCCGATTATTCAGAGGAAACGGCAAAGGAATTTATCTATAACGAAGTTGAAGTTGGCTATAATAAATTCCAGGATGAAGGATCATATCTATTGGATGAATTTAATTCCAAACTTCAATTTTCAACTCCGATTAAAACGAATAAAGCAAAATTGCCAATTACATCGGATTTGATTGCTTCTGGATATGCTATTGAAGATACCAGGAGGCAACAATTCAGTGAAGCTCCAATTGATTCATCGGCTTACGACGATGATAATTTCATAATAGCGGTTCGCTTGGACGGTTCGACATGGAAATCTGAAACTGATCAATTTATAACAACGAATAATATCTTAAGTGGTACGACCGCATATAATTTAAAATTGACTCCGAAACGAAATTTAGTTCGCTGGGCGCGTTGGATAAATGGAGGGTTAGTTCACAAGAATGGATTCGAATTGATAAAAAATACATTCTTTAAATGGAATGGTATTGCGCAGACTAAAATGACTGGGGAAACGGTTTTTTTGCAGGAGAATGCCGATATTGTTTTAAATAATTTTGAAAACAGGAATCATTTTTTTGATCCTACCTGGATAAATTTAAAAACCCGGTTAAACATAGATGATATTCAGATTATAAAGAATGCATTCAACGGGCTTGATCCTACCAGGGAGTATGGATATATTACTGTTGTAGTTGACGGCGTTGATGTGCAGGGATATTTATATCAGATGCAATTTAATCCGTCGAAAGAAGAAGTAACAATGAAATTATTGAAGAAAGATTTTGCAAGTGGCGTATTAACCTGTTCGAATTATTCGGAATGGACGTTTGCACAATTCGAATCCGCTGCCCTTCCAAGTTGGATAGAGCAATGTATATTCGATGATTTTATTTGAGATTTTTAAATTATATTTGTCAGAGCTAAGGGGGTTAGCAGATAAAATTTTATAGAATGGCCATACGGGAAATTTTATTATCGGATACTCTTGAAGCTGGGTTTCGGGTTAAATACAACGAAACTATAGACGAAATTATTACCGCGGGATTTGATGATGGCGATGGAAATTTAATCCTACAAAAGAATAGTGGTGTTCAAATCACGATTGATTTAAAAGATTCCTTCTATTTATCCACAGAAGTTGATACGGCAATAACGAATGCGATAAATGCATTATATAGAGCAAATGATACAGTCGCTGCAACGGGAACTTCAAACCAAAGAATTGATTATAGTAGTCCTCTTTCTATTGCTGTTAGACCCGATATAAAAGATTATTTAGGACTTGGAGTAATTTTGATTGCATTTGATGCTGCCGGTTTTAATATCGATTCAATTGTAGCCGGAAATTTTGGATATTCAACGATTTTAAATAAATGATTATGAAAAGACTGTTACTTATATTTTTGATTTGTTTTATCGCAATTTCGGCACAAAGCCAATACATGATATTCAGGCTTGATAATATGTATTATCATAATGGAACTACATTTGTAAAATTAGATACTACCTTAATCAGAATCCTTGGTATTGGCTCTAAGGTAAGTCTTTCCGATTCAACGAATAAATATGTTACACCCAAGCAATTAGGAGATTCGTTAAATAATATTGTAACAACTGAAACGGATCCGGTATGGGTGAGTGATAGTTCTAATTATATTAGTAAATCCCAAGCCCGCGAGGATATTCACGACAGTATTGCAAATGTAGTAACCGGAGCGGCATATATAGCGGATTCGGCGGATATGAAAACAAATATTCGAGAATTACTGGCTGATACGGCATATGTTAAATCATTTATTCGATCCAATGAACAAATAGATATTCATTTATATCCTGATTCAGCGATAAATATTCCTATTGGAATCATCGGTCAACATTCATTTATTAATATCAGTGAGTATTTTATAAAATTAGATTCTGCACGACAATCAGGATCAATAAAAGTAATTCCTAATTTTTCTGAAGTATTAACTTATTATGGGGTGACTTTCGATAATAATAATGGTGAAGGCATTGGAATTACACTTAATTGTGATATCGCTGACGATAATCAGACAATTAACTTGCAAGTTGATAATTCTACCCCAAAAACGGGATCATTTAAATTTTACATAAAGCAAATAACTGACATTGATACCGGGTTACTCGTATCAACATTGCAATATAGGTCACGTGTTGAGTCGGACGGTGGCATAGTAAACGATGTTTATTATGTCAATAATCTTTATAAAAAGATGGCTGAATTAAATATCGCTTCACATGGAATTGTCGGATTGTCTTCACTTGCAGGTGTTAAAGTTGCCGGAGATCGTGTAATTAAACGGTATAACTTATTTTCAACCAACGATGAATATCAGGACGCAACGAGCTTAAGATATAATTACATTGATAATGATGATTTTTACGGGAAATCAGTAATGTTCGATGAGTCAAAATGTGGTAAAATAGCATCGTTAACATTACCTACATATATCGATGTTTTCGTTGTCGGATCATTTGCCAAACAATGGATGTTAGAACAAAGTCCAATCGCTTCAGGTAATCCTGGATTCAACTTCTGGGGTGGAAAAGTATTTAACCCCTGGTATGTGCGCCGAACGTCTTCGCAATCAATGGCCGTCCAATCTTACGAGTGGTCTATTGGTCGGTGCGTGAATCGATTTATTTATAATGCAACAAATCAAAAAATATATAGGAATAAGGTTGAGATAACTGGAAGTGTCACTGGTTCAACGCAACCTAATACAGACGTAACAGACCAATTAAATATCTTTGCAAGAAACCAAAACGCTAATTTTGCCCTTGGAAGAAATAAAGATTTATTTATTTTTTCTGCATTAACAAAATCATCGAGCGATCAATTCGAAGATTTTCTTTACACTTCATTGGGTACCGGTTTAAAAACTGACATTAATTTATTTACTGACGGAAATAGTTTATCTCTTGATTGGCTCACTGCTACAACATCTTATCCTTCAGAATTGATTAGCGACATTCTGACATCAGGCAAGGCTGTATTAAATAATTCTGCTGTAGCAGGGCAAAAATCTGATGCATCAACCGGAATGCTTGTTAATTTTCAAACACACTTAGACGCCTATTACAATGCGACTTTCACGAATAATGTTTGTATAATTGAAATAGGAATTAACGATTTATTAGCATCTGTAGCACCTGCAACAATTTACGCTAATATACTTACAGCCGTTGGTCTCGCAAATACAAAAGGATTCACAACATATGTAATGACAAATAATCTTATCGCTAACGCCTCTGTAACCGCAACTATCTTACAGCTTAATGCATTAATTATGGCAGGCAGTGGAGTTGACGGATTTACTGTCATAGATGTTGCTTCGTATTCCGGTTGGGATACTTTTGCAGAAACAAGCGACCCTACCTTGTTTATAGATGGCTTACACAAGACAAATTTAGGACACAGGATTGTTGCAAAAATAGCATACGATGTAATTATAAATGATTTAAATTAATTAATATGAAAATATTTTTATACCTCCTATTATTCGTACCCGCCCTCTGTTTTTCTCAGAAAAAAGCGGTCGTCCGAAATGAAAATAAACAGATTTTTGTCAACGATACGACAGTTTTTCATGAGTATTACCTTATTCAAAGTCCTGACAGTCTTTGGCTCGAAAAGCCTTTAGGTACGTTCTTACAGAGGTTAGATAGTATACCGGCAGGATCATCCCAATGGACTACAACCACTTTAGGCATTAAATACGACGGTGGCGGTGGGGATTCTGTTTGTATTGATAATACCGGGGCAATTCGCAATTATGTCGGAGGTATAAAAGTTTATGAATTAAAAAGCGACGGAAGTATTTATATATACGATGACCCTATTTATTCTTCTTTAAACGTTAGCGGCCTTAATTTTCATATAGGGGAATCTGGGGCATATTATAATGATGACGGCCTTTATATAGGTCTTAATAGCGAAAATTATAATAATATTCAGTCTGATTTAATAAAATTAAGAAGTGAAACTGATTCAATAGAAATAAGTCCTTTATCAATTAAAATGACTGGACTAATTTACAACACTCCCCCTCACTATTTTTCAACCTTCATGGATTCAACAGTAGTCATGGATATGACCGAAGATGTTCCAAAACAGATCACAAACAATGCAAAAACAATGTGGCCCGATACTGAGGCGGTCGGATTTACAACGAGTGGAGACACTATTATTAATACCTATGCCGGTGGGTACGATTTTAAATTCGAATATAATGCAGTTGGTGGGGGTGCAGCAGATTACAGATATCATCTTAAAAAGAAATCAGGCGCAACAACCACGACAGTTTATAAATACCTAAGTTCGAATGCTGGGGATACAGTTGAAAGAACGATGAACACTCATGTTCATTTACTTGCAGGTGATAAGCTTTGGGTAGAGGTTGAAAATACTACAAATTCGGAAGATATTACTGTATATGCAGGGATTATGAGATTAACAACCGTACATTTATCATTATGACAAAGGAACAATTCATAAAATTTATATGACACTTATTTCTATAATATTATTTACCTTTTTAAAATCCATTGCTGATACAATAAAAGTACCCGGTATATTTGATAATTCATGGTTTTCTAAATTTAAAGGGATGAAATGGATTGATCCCCTGGTTACGGTTCCAGAACCTAAAAATTGGGTTATTCGACCTTTTGTCGCTATGTTCCGCGATCTTTGGCATACTTGCAATACTTTGATAATCCTAAATTGGATGTGGTTTGCTTATTTATACAAATATGAAGATTTATATTGGTCCTGGGTAATTTTAGTAGTGATATGGTGGCTGATTTATGGTTATTGTTTTGAATTGTTTTTACGATTATGGAAAATATTGTTTAATCCTTAAATTTTGAATTATGAGTATAAATAAATTTTGGAAGGGCATTTTCTTAATGCTATCGGTTTTGGTTGCCGCGATTCAGAGCGGGCAAATTGTATGGGCTGTAACTTTTGTTACGATGTTCCTGGTTGGAGCACAGTATTATGTTAAAAATTACTTTTTGCCATCTGATTCACTGGAGGGGTCGGTAAATCGGAAAGATGTGGTTAGTACTATTCTTTTAGCGATTATTGCCGGTTTATCTGATACAATTGGCCAATTCATAGTTAATGGAGTTATTATATTGCCAATAGTAGGTAAGACAGTACTATCTGTTATTGTTACTTATTTTACCACTTCATTTTTTAGTGGGGCTAAGAAAACAGTGTAAACCTTTAATAGCCCGTGAAAGCGGGCTTTAATTTCTCATTATGGATTGCGGAAATTGTCATTATGATAAAGATATAGAATCTATTAAAAAAGATTTGCACGATATTAAGATTTCATTAGTAGGCGATGAATTTCATCCTGAGGGCGGATTGATAAAAAATCAACGGATTTTAAAGCAGCGTATGGATAACATTGAAAAAAAGGTTTTCATTGCCTCTGGTATTGCAACTAGTATCGGTTTTGCTTTAGGATTTTTAATGAATTTATTTTTAAAAAATTCAAGTCATGGATAAATTAAAATTAAGCCAGGTAGGTTGTGAATTGATTCAACATTATGAAAGTCTCCATGATGGAGATTTAACGGAAATTGGGTTACAAGCCAAAATGGACCCGATTGGTATTTGGACTGTCGGTTGGGGACATGCACTTATTTATAAAGGTAAATTCTTAAAAGGATTACAAAATAAAGAAATAGCATACGCTGCCTATCCGAATATGGGTATCGATGAAGCCAATAAATTATTTTTAAAAGATGCTAAAATTCGGGAAGATCAAGTTAATAATCTTGGTATAGAATTATCGCAAAATGAATTTGATGCGCTTGTTTCATTTGTTTTTAATTGCGGTATTGGAACGTTGAGAAATTCTATTCTTTTGCCCAGGATTATTGCAAGGAAAAATAAAGAAGCGGTAAGCGATGATATGATTCATGATGCATTTTTAAGACATAACCGGGGAAGCGGAAAGATATTGTTAGGGCTTACATATCGCAGAAAGACTGAATCCGAATTGTTTATTAACAACAAATTAACATTCTTTAACTGATGAAAAAGGGTTGGATTATCACTATATTATTTGTTCTTTTATTGATAGCCGCTGTTTTTATTGGTCGTTTAACCAAAAAATGTTCTGTTAATAACCCTGTTAATATACCTGTTGATTACCAGTTAATTTTAGATTCCTTGCATCAAATTCAAGTCTACCAAGATGTTCAGATTGATAGCCTTAAAAAAGAATTAACTAAAGCTAAAACTCAATATGAAAAAGAAAAAAAACCTATCGTTGTTGAGATTGATTCTATTAATAATGATTCTATTCCAGCCGTATTTTTGCGACTCTCAGATTATTATTCTAAATAATCATTGGATGTGCTTTGACGAAAAAGCGGCATTACAACTTGAGAGGGATAATAAAGCGAAATTACGTTTTGATTCCATTCAATATCGTTTAACCGAATTATACGATTCTACTCTTATAGTTCGAAATAAACAAATAACTATCCAGGGGGATATCATAAAGGGATTAACGAATAATTATTTTATTGCCCAGGATGCATGTAAAAAAGGAAAACGAAATAACTTTCTAACTGGTACGGCAGCCGGTACGATAATTACCCTTATTTTAGTTTTGTTGCTTTAATTGTTTGTGATTTGCTTATTGTAACCTGCTTATTTTAAAAATAAGTGGGTTTTTTTATTCGTATTAAGAGAAAATTAATATGTCTTTACTCTTATATTGTTACCATATAGATCGTTCAATAGTGATTAAATTTAAAAAAAACTACTCAAAAATGACAAATTAATTAAAATAATGTTAAGAATATTTTGTCAATTCAGATATTTTATTTATCTTTATGTCATAATTATAAATCACCGATGCAGCGGTATTCTGCAAACTTAAATTCTATGGAAATGCCACTTTATAATTTAGATTGGTCGAATGGTAACAATGAAATACAAAATTTTGAAAATAATGAACACCTTTTCGATTGGGTCAATCAGTCTCAAATATTGGGTAATAGGAATGATTTATTGTCATTTCATTTGTTAAATCCATATGATGGCCTAAAATGGTCAGTTAAGGAAATTAATCATAATTTTAAGATCAAAGTAAACGGAGTGAATTTTACCGGTAAAAAAATGAATACCCTGGTAGGTGTTTCCGGTTTGATAAACTTGATTGGAATTGATCTTTGCAATATTTTATTGGAACGTGCATTTAAATCTACTGATGATAAATGTATATGTAGGCTTAGAAGAGGATTAAAAGTTACATTTTACAATTATTGATATGAAAAGAGCTATTATTTGTTTCGAATTACCAAAGAATTGTAAAGTTGGTAATTTGAATTCATTAGAGCTTCAAAAACGATTTGAAAAGTTAAGTCGTGAAATGAGAAGAAAGAAGGAAACGGGGTTTTATTCTGAATTATTTGCTAGAAAAATACATAATAATGAGATATAATAAATTACTAAAAAATCTACCATGAAAACAATCAATACTTTTTATTTAGCAATAGCGATATCGATAGGTATTATCTGTATTACCTGGATGGTATATTTTATTGCAGATCATTTGAATTATATCTATACTCTTAGATTATGGGTACGTGAAAGATGCCCGGATGCTAAGATCAAAGAAATTTACGGCGAATATGAATCGTTGAGCGAAATTGATGAGGCTATTGAAAAATGTTTGATTCAGTATGAAATTTGCGATAAGGAAATCCGTTCGCAAAAGAAGCGTAAATATGTTAAGCAGATTTCAGGCATTGATGAATTGAAATTAAAATTCAATATCCACGTTGCTGAAATTGAAGCAACACGGCAAATTGCTATTAACCATATGTTAGCGATTCAAAAGGATTTATCCAGTCAGATTGATAGTACGAAAGAAATAATTCGCAATAATCACTTTTAAATTTAATATTATGAATGAAAACATGAGAGAAGTCGTTGAAGCAAAGATTCAACAAAAAATCGGAACAGGAATTTACAGCGCTCAAGTAGCTGTTGATAAACTGGTCAATGAAGGTAAAATGTCGAAGGATTTCATAGCTCCTTTGGGTACTAATCTGAATTTAGGTTCTGATCCAGTTTTAAAATTTCGACCGAATATGGACAGTACACATGTTCAGATGGTTGTTTCAGGCAATGATGAGTATACGATGCATTCCAATGCAATATTGCAGGCCGGTGAAAAGCTAGGTATTAATCAATCGTATCTTTATAATTTAGCTTATGCTAAAGATGTTTGGAAGATCGATTTAGCATCTCATATTCTGAATCAACATTCGTTAAATACTCAACGGGAACGGGTTTTAATTCGTGCCGTAGGTTCTGAGGTTCGGGGTATTTTATCGGATCAGTATCGTAGGCTTAATTCAGAAATGATTATCATGTCATTTTTGGAAATGGCATTATCCCAGGGTGCAAGTTTATGCGATGGGTATATGAACGACACAAAAATTTGGATTGAAACTTTGATGCCAAATATTTTTGAAATCCCAACAGAAAAAAATGGTATTCGGTACCTTGCTTTTGGTTCAAGAATTTCAAGTTCAGATTATGGTAACGGTGCATTAGAATTAAGGCCGTATATAATTGAAGGTGTTTGTTTGAATGGTATGGTTCGTGAATCGGTTATGAAAGTGGTCCACTTGGGTTCACGTTTACCCGATAATCTTGCACTTTCAGAAAGAACGTATCAATTGGATACTGAAACGCAAAGTTCAGCTGTAAGGGATTTGACCAAAGGTATTTTTTCCAGGCAGGCGATTGAGGAACGTGCTTTTGAAATTCAAAGGGCTAGCGATATGGAGGTTGATCTTGTACAGGAATTGAAAGGATTGTTTAAGTCTTCTTATCTGCATAAAGATGAAGTTACCCAAATCGAAAAGGTTTTTATGAATGGTAATCCTGATGATGGCATTCAGGGTCAAAATACATTATTGAAATTGGTCAATGGTATTACAGCTCACGCACGAACGTTAACCCCTGAAAGAAATAGAGAATTGCAGGAACTTGCAGGTAATCTGATGAACCGGGTTAAATAATTGAAATCTATGAAAGGAATGAATGATAATATTACTATATTTGAGGGACTTTTTCTCTGTGTTGTAATATTATCATTTTAAGGTTTAGGTAGCTCGTGAGGGCTACCTTTTTTTTTGTATAATGCTAATTTTTTTTTATATTTGTCAAATAAAAACAACTATGAGAATCACAATAAAAAGGGATGAAGCTTTGAAGGAATTAGCTTCCTTAGCTCACAAGAATCATATTGAACTCGCAAAACATATTATAGATAAAGCTATTGAAGCACGTGTTATTTCCGATAATAAGGAATTCTGTGGTGAAAATCTATTTGAAATTTTCTTCGATAATGGCTATAATCTCATCGCTACGACGTTATTTTGTCTTGGTAAATGTGATCCATTCCTTATGCAAAATTTTCGGAATTTAACGGTCTGGGGTATGCATGATGATTGTCCTGAATGTGGATTCGATATGGAATTTATCGATGGTGAAGATCATGGAAAATATAAATGGCATGAACGCGAGTGTTTGAATTGCGGTAAAAGAGTAAGTAACGAACCGAATTGGGATTCTGTTCCAGGCGGACATGATTATAATAATTAAGAGTATGAAAATTGATGAAGCTATTGCACATGCATTATTACAAGGTAAAAAAGTAACGAAAAGAGAACTCAAAAATGCCTTCTGGCCTGAAAGTACATCCAGGAGTCAGGATTCAAATATGTTGAATCTTTGTAAAGGTGTTACCCGAAAAATTGACCCTGAATGGATTCAGATCATGGTTGATAAATGCGGGGTTGATGCTAACTTTTTATTCGGAATTAAACCCATGAAAGAATGAAATCAATCGATTTACACCAGGTAGCTATTGATACATTATCATTGCATGATAGATGTAGAAATGAGATAATTCGTATGGAAGATAATGTTACGAATTATGGTAAAAATAGGGTTGAATTCTTTCCTAAAAGTAAATTAGAACATCAGCTTGAAATTAAGAAAATGGCTTTATATCGAATTCAAGTGAGGTATGAAAGAGTTCTAAATACATTGCAGAAACAGTACTTACAACGTGTTTTTTAATTATCTTTATTATAAATTAAACCTTAGAAAATGTTCAAATTTATTGATCGCACAGAGAGCGTAAAAGTAGAATCGTTAAACGTTCTAATTTACGGTGAACCAGGTATCGGAAAAACGTCCCTGGGATTCACATCAGAAAAACCGGTTATGTTAGATTTCGATTCCGGTTTGGCAAGAGCCTGTTTTCGGCTTGATGCCGTAAAAGTCGAAAGATGGGAAGATGTAAACGAGTTTTTAAAATCCCCTGAGTTTGCAGAATTACAACCGAAGACATTAATTCCTGATACTGTAGGGGCTATGTTGGATAACTTCATAGCCGATTATGTCAAGGGACTTGATCCGGTAAATAAGAGAAGGGGAGGCGAATTATCCTTACAGGGATATGGAGCAATGAAAAACGTTTTTAAACAATTTACTGATACCACGAAGTCGATGAAAATTTCGACAGTATTTATTGCTCATTCTACTGAAAGGACGGAAGGGGATACAATTAAATTTATCCCGAAAGTAACCGGGGGATCCTATGATATTTTGAGGCAAAGTATGGATATGATCGGTTACATTGAATCATATCAAAATAAGAGAGTAATCCGATTTAACCCAACCGATAGAAATATCGGTAAGGATTGTGCAGGAATTGGGATGGTTAATATTCCCGATGTTTCAAATCCGAAGTATAAAACTTTCCTGGCTGATTTGATTGCTCAAACAATTGATAAGATGAATTCGTTATCGGAAAATCAAAGGGAATTCTTAAAACAATTGGATGATTACCGGTCTGATATTCATGCGTTGAGTACAGCCGATGAAGCAAATGCTCAAATCAAAGTTCTTTCAGATATTCCGGATAAACTTTTATCCAGGCAATTATTTGAAATATTACGGGAAAAAGCAGTCTCGTCCAATTGTAAGTACAATAAGGAATCTAAACTTTTCGAGCCGTGTATATAATTCGGCCTTCGGTATTGGAAGATTACAGAATTTTCAAATACCAGATTTTTCACAAGGAAGTTGAGGATGTTATTGCAGGTATCAAAAGAGAAAAAAAGATGACCCCGCAAATGACATTGGGTAAGCTCATACATCAGTATTTAGAAACTGGAAATAAAGAGGTAATTTTTGAAGGCAAAAAATACTTTCTTCATGATAAGGAAATTGAAGCCTTACAACCTTTATATCTAGCTTTGAAAAATTGTACTCTGGAATTAAAATTCCGGGAACAGTTGACTGATGATATTATGATTTCCGGGGTTGCAGATTCGGTATATGGAATAATCGGTAATGAAGTAAAAACCGGAAAGAAATTTTACGGAGTTGATTTTTATTCAAATTCGGTACAATGGAAACTTTATTCATTATGCCTGAATTTGAGAATTTTTACCTATATACACATAGAAATAGCTGGTACATATCCCCCTCATTCGTTAACTATTCAGGATTTAGAATTATTTCCCTATCCTGGTATGAAGGATGAAATTATTTCAGATTGCCACGAATTTATTGATTTTTGTAAATTTCATAATTTAATACCTTACATAACATGATCCTTAGAAAAATTACACAGGAAGAATTTGATTCATTTATAATTAATGAATTGGGAATTAAAGAATGTCCAATAGGGGATTATTCAGAAATAAAATCATTCGCTAAGGGGTGTTCATTCGCTGAGAGGTGTTCATTCGCTGAGAGGTGTTCATTCGCTGAGAGGTGTTCATTCGCTGAGGGGTGTTCATTCGCTGAGGGGTGTTCATTCGCTAAGGGGTGTTCATTCGCTGAGAGGTGTTCATTCGCTGAGAGGTGTTCATTCGCTAAGGGGTGTTCATTCGCTGAGAGGTGTTCATTCGCTGAGAGGTGTTCATTCGCTAAGGTGTGTTCATTCGCTAAGGTGTGTTCATTCGCTGAGGGGTGTTCATTCGCTGAGGGGTGTTCATTCGCTGAAAGATGTTCATTCGCTGAG